GGGGTTTTAAAACCCCCCCTTCCCGTGATTGCTCTCCACTCCCAGGTTTTGGGGAACCAATGGGAGCGCAATGGGAGCGCAATGGGAGCGCAATTAAAATCGGGAGCCTAGATCAGAGCAATGAAGGACCCCCCTGCCGGAACAAAGAGCCGGTGCAGGGGGTTTAGTTCCTCAGCCAAATGGTAGAATCACTCTGTTCTTCCAAGCTACCCTCCTGGGAGCGGGCAATGGGTGACTTCGTCCTTTGGTTCTCCGGCCTTGGGGCCTTCGGGGTTTTATTCCTATGGGCCTTGGCTCGTCGCTTAATTCGGGATCGCAGGGCTGGCCGAGATCGAGTTCTTCGTCGTCTGGGGGCCTTCGTTTGATTCCAGAATGGGTGGACAGGGAACTGGAGAACTGGGCTCACTGGTGCTTTTCAGGCGGTCCAGTTGGCCCCCAGCCACCTAAACGAGCCCGGTCGCTGGAGGGGCGGTATTCCGCCCCCTCCTGGGACGAGGAGGCTCCTACTCGTCGGCCCGAACCTAACCGGAAAGCAGCGGAGAAAATCCAGGAGATCTACCTGCTTAAGCTGTCCAAGAACGAGAAGAAGCTCTTAGTGTACTTGTACATCAAGCGATCCTCTAAGGCGATGATCCTCCGGGTAATGGGGTTACAGGATTCAGGGTACGCGGCCCTGGAGGAGGGCATAGTCCGCCAAGTGACTCGCAACTTTGCCTGGAGGGGGAGTGAAGTACGCGCATGAAGTGATTGGGTTCTTGGCTGCCTATCCGGGGAAGCAATTCCGGATGGTGGAGTTGGTCCGGTATGTGGCTAAGGGTGTCCCGAAGACTAAGCAAGACCGGGACCGGTGTCGTAAGGGGGTTCTTCGGGTCGTGAGGGTCCTTGCGGAGGAGGGATTCGTCGACATAAGGGCTGGACCCAAGGGGTCTTTTGGCTCCTACTCTTGGCGGAAGTGAGACTTCTAGTAGTGGACAAGTGGTCGCTAGAGTGGGAGATTACGCCCAGGGGTTTTGTGGGCTTTCTTTCTGCATAGGTCTCAAGACCCACTAGCGTGGTTCCGGTGCACAACTACAACGACTGCACCGATTCGAGGGCGGCGCTCGCCCTCAAGAAACCCGCTCTCGGCGGGTTTTTCGTTTTCTGGGGGCGATGATGGCGACTCGCAAGCGCGCGACGCCGGGGAAGCTTAAGCCGCTCCCAGGCCGCCCGACCAAGTACGACCCGCTGTATGCGGAGCGCGTGTTCAAGCTGTGCCTGCTGGGAGCGACTGAGCAGGAAATCGCAGAGGTGTTCGGGACGACGCGGCAGACGATTGACGTATGGAAAAAGGCCCATCCTGCGTTTCTTGACGCCATTACGCGCGGGAAGATCGACGCGGACGCTGAAGTGGCCCGCAGCCTGTACCACCGGGCGCTCGGCTACAGTCACCCGGCGGTGCGCATCTTGCAGTACGACGGAGTGCCGATCGAAGTTCCCTACACAGAGCACTATCCGCCCGATACGAATGCGGCAGGACTTTGGTTGCGCAATCGTCAGCCGGCGAAGTGGCGCGACAAGCCGACGCCCGACGGAGAAGGCGACGCACCGCCGCCGGTCAAGATTGAGGTGAGCGTGCACGACGCGCGCGTGCGACATGACGATCGCCCCGAGCCTGAACCGACCGCAGGCTGAGTTCCTCGCCCTCGACAGCAAGTTCCGCGCGTTCGTCGCCGGCTTCGGTAGCGGCAAGACCTGGGTCGGGTCGGCCGGGCTGTGTGCGCATGCGTGGCACTGGCCACGGGTGAACGCAGGGTACTTTGCGCCGACCTACCCGCAGATCCGCGACATCTTCTTTCCGACGATTGAGGAAGTCGCGCACGAGTGGGGCATGCGCTGCGAGATTCGGGAATCGAACAAGGAGGTGCACCTGTTCAACGGGCGCACCTACCGGACGACGATCCTGTGTCGGTCGATGGAGAGGCCCGGCGACATCGTGGGCTTCAAGATCGGTCACGCTCTGGCCGACGAGCTGGACGTGATGCCGCCAGACAAGGCGGCGATCGCCTGGCGCAAGATCATCGCCCGCATGCGCTACAACGTCGCCGGCCTGCGCAACGGTGTTGACGTGACCACGACGCCCGAGGGATTTCGGTTCGTCTATCAGCAGTGGGTTAAGGCGCTGCGCGACACGCCGAGCCTGTCGAGGTTGTACGGGTTGGTGCAAGCCAGCACCTACGACAACGAGATGAACCTGCCCGACGGGTACATCGAGAGCTTGCGGGCGAGCTACCCGCCGCAGTTGATCGATGCGTACTTGGACGGCAAGTTCGTGAACCTCACGAGCGGGTCGGTCTATCCGAATTTCGATCGGCGCGCGAACCATGCGGCCGAGATCGAACAGCCCGGCGAGGCGCTGCACGTCGGGATGGACTTTAACGTGTTGAACATGACTGCAATCGTGTCGGTGATCCGCGAGGATCGTCCGATCACGGTGGCTGAGTTCACTGGCGTGCGCGACACGCCGACGATGGCGCGGCTGTTGTCCGAGCGGTACGTGCAGCGTGACCAGCCGCACCCGCTGACAATCTATCCGGATGCCAGTGGGCAGAACACCAGCAGCAAGAACGCCAGCGAGTCGGATCTGTCGATTCTGCGCATGGCGAAGTTTTCGATCCGCGTGGAAGGCAGCAACCCGCGCGTGCGCGATCGCGTGCTGTCGGTGAACGCACAGATTCTGAACGATGCCGGCGAGCGACGATGGAAGCTGAACACCGATCGGTGCCCGAAGCTGACCGAGGCGCTCGAACAACAGGCATACGACGCCAGCGGAGAGCCGGACAAGTCCACCGGCTTCGACCATCCGGTCGATGCGCTGGGCTACTTCATCGTGAACAGATTCCCGGTCGTGCGCCGCCGCGTGGTGGCGTCGTCCATGACCATCTAGGAGCCCATGTCTACCGTCGCAACGCCATCCGCCGCCGTCGCAGCACAGCAAGCCGACCTGGAACTTGTCCAGACGCTGATGGGCGGCACGCGGGCGATGCGCGCGGCTGGCGAGCGCTATTTGCCGCGCTGGCCGAACGAGGATGTGCAGGCGCACCGCACGCGGGTTGCCTGCGCGGTGTTGTTTCCGGCGTATGACCGCACCGTCTCTACGTTAGCCAGCAAGCCGTTTTCCAAGCCGCTGACGATCGGTGACGACGTGCCGGCGCGCATCCGCGCGTGGTGCGAGAACATCGACCTGCAGGGCCGCAATCTGCACGTGTTCTGCGCGGACGTGTTTCGCCATGCGCTTGGCGAAGGGCTGGCCGGCATCCTCGTGGAGTACCCGCGCGCCGATGGTGTGCGCACACTGGCCGACGAGCGCGCGCGCAACCTGCGCCCGTACTTCGTGGCGGTGCGCAAGGGCGACATCCTCGGGTGGCGATCTTCCGTCGTCGATGGCCAGCATGTCATCACGCAGCTTCGCATCCGCGAGACGGTGAGCGAGGACGACGGCGAGTTCGGCGAGCGCAATATCGAGCAGGTGCGCGTGCTCACGCCTGGCGCGTGGGCGACGTACCGCAAGGCCAACGGCGACGAGTGGGCACCGCACGAGTCGGGCACGTCCACGCTTTCCGTCGTGCCATTCGTGCCGGTGTATGGCAAGCGCGCGGGCTTCATGTTGGGCGAGCCGCCGCTTATGAACGTCGCGCACATGAACGTGCAGCATTGGCAGGACAGTAGCGACCAGCAGAAGTCGGTGCGGTTCGCGCGGGTGCGCATTGCGGCGATCGTGGGCGGCGACCCGGATGGCGAACTGACGGTCGGCGCGGACTATTTCATGCGCTTGCCGCCTGGCGCGGACATCAAGATCGCGCAAGGTTCGGCCGAGTCTGTGAGCATCGGAAGGCAGGAGCTTGCCGCGCTCGAAGAGCAGATGCGCCAGGCCGGCGCTGAGCTTCTGGTGCTGCAGCCCGGCAGGATCACTGCCACGCAGGTTGCGACTGAGAATGCTGTCGGCATGTCGGTGCTGCAGGAGATCGCATCCGCCGCACAAGATGCGTTCGATGCCGCGCTGCAGATCATGGCCGACTGGATCGGCGAGCCGCAGGGCGGGCATGTGAAATTGTTCGACGACTATGCCGCCAGCACGATGGCCGAAGCGAGCGCGCAGATTCTGCTGTCGGCCAACACTGCCGGCAAGATCAGCGACCAGACGCTGATCGAGGAGTTCAAGCGGCGCAGCATCCTAGGGCCTGGCGTGACGTTCGACGACGAGCGCGAGCGCATTGCCGAGCAGGGCCCGGCGCTTGGTGTCATCGATGCCAACGGCCAATGAGGCGCTGCGCGACGCCACGATCAGCCATCAGGTAGACCTCGCGCAGTACAGCACGCACGTCGTTCGCCGGATGATCGGTGTTCTGAACCGCGCGGATGCGGACCTCGCTGCGGCGCTGCAGGGCGCGCTTGCGCGGATGGATGGCGAGGCGTTCACAGTCGAGCGGCTGGAACTGGTGCTGTCGAGCGTGCGCGCGGTCAACCTAGCCGCGTACCGCGCGGTCGAGCGCGAGTTGACAGAGGAGCTTGCGCGCTTCGCCGAGGTGGAGGCGGGCGTGCAGGTGGACCTGCTGCGAGCGAGCGTGCCTGAGCCGGTGGCGGCGGTGGTGTCGTTCGTGCGGGTTGAGCCTGCGCAGGTGTATGCCGCCGCGATGAGCCAACCGTTTCGGGGTCGGTTGCTGCGGGAGTGGGCGCAGCACATAGAAGAGCGGCGCATGTGGCGCATCCGCGAAACGATTCGCAGCGGATTCACCACTGGCAAGACCATTGACCAGATGGTGCGCGAGGTGCGCGGCACGCGGGCGGCGCAGTACAGCGATGGCATCATGAATGCGAGCCGCGAGGAGGCGCGTTCAGTGGTGCGCACCGCGATCCAGCATCTTGCAGCCAACGTGCGCGACGCCACGCATGCCGAGAACGCCGACATCATCAAGGCCATCAAGTGGTCGGCCACCCTCGATGGGCGCACGTCGGACGGCTGCCGCATCCGCGACGGCAAGCAGTACCGCAACACCGAGCGGCACGAGCCGATCGGCCACAAGATCCCGTGGGGAGGTGGCCCCGGGAAGCTGCACTGGAACTGTCGGTCGTCTGGCGTGGCGGTGCTGAAGTCGCTCTCAGAGATCAGCGGCATCGACATTCGCGAGAACTGGCCGGCAGGCACTCGGGCCAGCATGGACGGCCAAGTTCCGGCGGACCTGAGCTATGGCGACTGGCTGAAGAAGCAGAGCGCAGAGCGGCAGGACGAGGTTGTCGGCCCGACGCGCGGAAAGCTGATGCGCGAAGGCAAGCTGCCATTCGATGCGCTGTACACCGATCGGGGCGCGGTGCTGACGCTGGAAGAACTGCGCGCGCGGCATCCGGGTGCGTTCCGGCGCGCCGGGGTGTAGGATGTGCGGCCCATGCCGCCGCGCCTGCACGTCATCCCCGGCACGCCCGCGCCCGACTCCCCGGTGGAGCGGGTGCGCAAGCGCGTGCGCGCCGCCCCGAAGCCGGCCAGCATGATTGACTGCCACCGATGCGGTGGCCGCGAGGTGATCGAGACGCGAATCGGCGCGCTCTACAAGAGCGGTCGCGCGTCTGGCGGAACCCGGCAGTACCTGTGCGCGCTGTGCTTCATGCGAGGCGAGCGCGTCGTGTTGCTGTAGACCTTCGCATCTGAATTCCAAGAGCCCGCCGTGTGCGGGCTTTTTCGTTTTTGCGTGCCGTCAGGCGGTGCGCGCATCACCGGCCCAGGGCCGAACTCCAACTGTCCAAGGGACAACCTCCATGCTCAACTGGAAGCACAAGCACACGCGTCTGCACGCCCCTGAACCCGACGACACCGGCAGCGGTGAAGGCGGTGGCGGTGGTGATGGCGACGTGCAAGCGAAGATCAACGCCGCTGTCGAGGCCGCTGTGTCGGGCCTGAAGTCCAAGAACTCGGAATTGCTCGGCAAGCTCAAGGAGACAACCGAGAACATGAAGCGCTACGAAGGCATCGACCCGGACGCAGTCCGCTCGATCCTGAAACGCTTCACCGACGACGAGGAAGCCGCGCTCATCGCGAAAGGCCAAGTCGATACGGTTCTGGCCAAGCGCACGGAGCGCATGAAAGCGGACTTCGACAAGCAACTGGCGGCGGCGAAGGCCGAGGCGGAAGCCTTCGGCAAGCGCGCAACCGCATTCCAGCAGCGGGTACTCGACAACGAGATCCGCGCAGCCGCCGCAAAGGCCGGCATTCATCAGCACGCGATCGACGACGCGCTGTTTCGTGGCCGGGCGATGTTCTCGCTCAGTGACGACGGCTCGGCGGTGGCGCTTGGCGATGACGGTCGTCCTGTGTTGGGCAAGGACGGCAAGACGCCGTTCAGCCCGCTCGAATGGCTGGAGAGCATGAAGGACAAAGCGCCGCACTGGTTCCCTGCGCAAGCCTCCGGCGGAGGCGCTTCGGGCACGGATCGCGGGGCCGGTGGGAAGCCGTCGATGACGCGCACGCAGTTCATGGCCCTTTCGCCTCAGGACCAGGCGAAGGCCGGGGCTGCTGCTGCCAAGGGCGAGCTGACCATCAAAGACTGAATCGCTTCTTCGCAAACCAGAGCCCGCCGCGTGCGGGCGTTTCTCATAAAGGCCCAAATCATGGCTGCTCTCACTCTCACCTCTCTGATCCCGACCATCTACGAAG